CGCGTTTCCGCCTCGAGCCATTTTGCTCGGGTCGGTATCGAGAACGAGTCCTAGTCCGTTGATCGTCTCGGCATCTTTAGCCATTTCCTTGAATACTTCACTAGGAATTCTTCCGCTTTCACGAATCGATTCGGATAGCGACTTGAATCCGGATCGAACAGCATCTCGTTCAGCCGGAATTTCCTTAGTAGGATCAATCATCTCACGTTTTGGTGGCGTCCATAGAGGTAAAACATCGTCCATAGATTGACCCACAAGACTGGCGGCTTCCTGAAACCATGCATAAACCGGATTACACATGCGCGGGATGAACGTAATCCACCGCCACGACTCGATATTTCTGTGCATTTCGATCCAGCCCATTCGTCCGGATGAATAGTTTACGTTCGAATAGTCGCCGCTTAAAACCTCGTAACTGATACCAAGACCCTTCGCGATCGAGCGCAGCATTCGGATCGAGTGACCGTCGTCTTGCGCTGTTGGAAGGTTCGGGAACGTGATCGTTTTCCCAGGCGGTAGAATCTCGATCGCGCCTGGAGAAAGTTTATCAGATAGCGAGCTCTTAGCTCCTCCAGCCTCTGCCGGTGCCTCGATGTCGCCGACGAAAGCGGAGAAGCACGCTGCGATTTGCATGCGCATGTTCACTGCGTCCTCGAAAAGGTCGAAGTCCTTAAGCCGAAGAATACACGGAGCGGCCCATGCTATCCCGCGAACCTGACCAGCGCGGTCTGCGCGGAAAAGATGGATGATGTCCTTCGCGTCCACTCGCTTGGATACTAAGCTGCTCTTCCCGTTGACTGTAATCGCCTCACCAGGGTGACGATCAAAAAGCCAGTACGCTACTCTGCGGCCAACAGCATTGAACTCGACGCCCTGGAGTATGTATCCACCAGATTGTCCGACCTCGAAACTCTTAGCGGTGTCGATGTAGTCGCCCTCGAGCACCTGAACTTGAAACGGAACTGGGATCTTGTAGCCAGCATTTGTTTTGCGCCAACGTCGAACGACCAGGGCCTCTCCGCCCTCGACCATGGATCTAAATGCAAGGTTCTGAAGTCCGTTAAAATCATGAAGGCCGTCGGCATCGCAGTCGATCGACTCGCTCCACTTGCGCCATAGTGTTAGCGCGCGATCCGCCTTCGACTGATCGCTCGAAAACGGCTGACAAATGATCCCAGTTCCGACCGAATTCGAGACAATTGATCCCACTCCTCCGGTCGCATATGGGTTATTTCTGCACAGATCTCGGGCCCGATCTCGCACTAAATGCAGCGCCGGACCGATCTCCGAGTTCGCAGATCCGCCTGTTCCGCCAACAGTAACCCATCCATCGGTTCTAACTCCCTTGGCTGCGGCCTCGTATTTGCGCTCTAAAACCTGCAAATGCTCGGAAGCCATGCGGTGTTTTCTGCGTCTAGTTCCAGCAGCGGGGTCGAAATATTCGATGGTTCTGTCTATCCAGTTAGTCTTCATCAATCTTCCGTATCGTAATCGAGATTTTTAGAAACCGTCGGGTAGACTCGCGAAGATGCGCCCGTGGTTATTCCGAGAGCTCGGCGAATCGTATCTCGCGCGCGAAGCAGGTCGGACATGGATTGATAGGTCACTTCTTTATCGGCGTATTTTACCTTCATTGCACCAGAAGCTATTGCTTCCTCGATCGCGTCTAATTGTGCTTGAGTAAATGCCATCGACTATCCCCGTCCCCTATCGAGCCAGCTTGATTTTTTTCGATCTAATTCGCCAGTCGTTTTAGTTTCTTTTCTCGCATTCGCGGAATGTGAACGTACTTCGGGCCTGACCGAAATTCCATCCGCTTCTGCAAGCATCGCCCACTGATCGTCGTTAAATCGATCAAGGCCGACCGCGCAAGCTGCTGCCCTTGCGTATATTCTACAGTCGAGAGCCTCGTTCCTGTCACGCGTTTTTTCCCAAGCGTACCTGCGGTGCCCCCTGACGAGATGCACGACGAGCTGCTCCGCTGTAAGCTGTTTGAAGTATTCGTCGTTGCGTTCTGGAAAGTGACAATATCCAGGCAGGTAAGGATTTCCCTCCGTCGGAGCATCGATCTTGAGCCAGGAGTATAGCTCCGATTTGCCCACGGATACGCCCACCGGCCAGAGTCGAAGGCCGCGCCGGATCTTTTTCCCTACCGCTGTCACGTCTACCATCGTTGGAGACCCAAGCAGGAGCGCCGACTGGTCCTGTCCTTTGATCGCCATGACCTTAGAGATCGAATGTTTTCTGACCCAATTATAGCAGTGCTGCGTGTTAAATCCCGTGTCTACGGCCATCATTTTTATGCCGATCTCACTTCCACTTGGTTTTTTCCACGTCCGGTAAAGAACCTCGTCGAGCTTCGCCCATGGTTCATCCGTCGCCGTATCACCGAGCAGGTATAGGTAGTCGACCGAGTACGATTGCTTATCCCTGCACCATCCGACGATTTCCACTTCGATGCGGTCACGCTGAACGTCTGCACCGGCTGTAAGAAAAACAACATCTCCAGATGCAATAGCTCCTTCCGCGTACTGCTCGCGGCGATCGTAGAGCCGCTGCCAATCTGGAGCGTCCCCTTTATCTTTCCACGTCTCGCCCAGCACGGTGTTAATGAAGCCGCGCATTTCTTCCGGCTTCCCGAGCGCGTCCACCCATTGCTGTGCGGCCTCAGCCCAGGAAAACCATCCATAAGGCGAGTAGAGCGAATTCAAATGGAAGCCCGCAAGTTTTCCGTTACGCGCGCCTGGGTATTCCGCTATCCACTTCGCGCCCGACTCCTCGGATAGAAACCACTCCTTCGAAGTCTCCTCGATACGACACCCGTTCACGTCGCAAACGTAATGCACATCGGACACTTCGTCTTTTCCTGCCGGTGTCTTTGTCGTCGTGTATTTTACGTTTGACCATTTCAAAACCTGGAGCGCTTTGCATGTTGGGCACGGCACATGGTAGCGGCGCTTGTCAGATGAGTCGTATCCCGCCTCGATACGAGATCGCCCTGCCATCTTCGGCGTAGACACGCGAAATATTTTTTTACGGGCGAAGGTCCTCGTCCGCGCGCGCGCCAGTGCGGATGGGTCGCCCTCACCATCCACGTCTCCGGGGTACGCGTCCTCTTCATCCAGAAACAAATAGCGCGCTGGCATCGAGCGAAGGCCAACGGCACTATTCGCGCCGGTCATGACAAGACGACCTCCGGGGAAATCTTTCTCGAACATCGTGTTTCCAGAGTCGCGTTCGCGCGCGCCTTTTACTTTTTGACGAAGCCTAGGGCTCTCGTCGATCAGCGGCTGGATCCGCTGCTTGCTGTTTCGTTTCGCAAGGTCGACCGTTGGGTTCACTGACATCATTGGGCCTGGAGCGTGATCTATGATGTAACCGATCCAATTGTTTCCGCACTCGGTCCCACCGACCTGCGCGCCCTTAATAAACACGACCTCCTCGACGACCGAGTTACTCGATAGGCAATCCATAATTTCCCGGAGGTATGGAGTGCGCTTCGTATCCCACCGGCCAGCCTCGGCCGAAGCTTTCTGCGATAGGATCCGGTGCGTGTCGGCCCAAGCAGAAACCGTCATGATCGGATCCGGCTCGATGCCTGACCAGAAAGATTTTACGTAATTTTTAAAACCATCAGCTAACATCCGGTTCGGCCTCCGGAGTTACGCCTGTTTTTTCTCTGCCCTGGCGTGCGAGCTCGATTAGCGCCCGGTTTATTTCTGCGTCCAGAATGATCTGCACCTTAACCGGATCCGTTTCTGCGGCCAGCTTCCCAGCGATCCGAGCGCTCATACCGGACAAATAGTCCCGAACGATACGGCCAGCCTGGAACGCGGCTAGGTTCACCTTCGAAACCTCTGCCAGCGAACCGGCCCTTAGCTCATACTCGAGCTTTGCCATTTTCGCAGCGAACGATTCCTTCGCTGCGCGCGAGTCCGCGTAAACTCTGGAGGCAACTGTTTGTGGAGCAGCCTCCGGACCGTGGCCACCGTTCCGCGTTGCGGTCGTTTGTTTCGCTGGATCGGTGGAGGAATCCCAGTCGTCGTTGGCCTTGTCGGGATCGATTCCCTTCAAGCCATTCTCCTTCTCGACTGTGATCCTTCCGGATTCGATCGCCTTCTGTACGGCCTTCAAACTCACGCCGCGAATACGTGCGAACTCCCGGAGGCTTACTAGCTTAGCCATCGGTTACTTCTTCTTTTTCGTTTTCTTTTTTCCGGGCTGGCGGCGGTTCCGGATTTTTTCCAGTTCCTCAAACGATTCTCCTGAGTCTAGCACGGCCAGCTTCCCTGAGAAATCCTGCCAGCGTTTCACGATCACGTCAGCGTACCTTGGATCTAACTCCATGGTCCGGCATTTTCTGCCGAGCTTCTCGCACGCGATCAGCGTCGAACCGGATCCGCCGAACAGATCCAAAACGATCTGCGACCGCTCCGACGAATTGTTTAGCGCCTTCTCCATGAGCTCGATCGGCTTCATCGTCGGATGTTCCGCGTTTCTATTTGGCTTGTCGACATTCCACACCGTCGTCTGCTTACGGTCGCCGTACCAGGTATGCGACCCGGCTCCGTTCCAGCCGTAAAGGATCGGCTCGTGCTGCCAGTGGTAATCCTGGCGACCCATCACGAGCGTTTGCTTCACCCAAATGATCTGCTGCTTACAGAGGAAGCCAGCGTCCGTCATAGCCTTCATGAAAGCCATGGCCTCGCTCGATGCGTGGGCCACGTAAATCCCTGCCCCTGGCTTCGTCGCCCAAAACATATTCGTGAACGCGGCGTAGAGAAATTTATAGAACTGCTCTCCGTCCATCTGATCGTTTTCGATTGTCAGACTTTCTTTCGTCTTGCCGGTATAGTTGACGTTGTATGGCGGGTCGGTGAAAATTAAATCAGCTCGCTCCTTGCCCATTAATTTTTCAACGGCGTCGATGCCGGTCGAGTCCCCAACGAGTAAACGATGTTTTCCAAGAACCCAAAAGTCACCGAGCCTCGAGACAGGCTCACGCGGGATGGATGGTACAGCCTCGTCGTCGCCACCGGGCTGGCACTTCTCTGCCTCCGGCATGAGCTTCGCCAAGTCCTCCTCGCTGAAACCGAGAAGCGACAGGTCGAACGAA